CTAAACCCCCTCCATAAAAGCAATAATGCTAAACATGCTGCGGTCGCTAATATTAAAAGTAGCAGCCGTAATCCCGGCAGCTTTGGTTTTTTTGGTTTTGCCAAACTCCTTAAGAAGGATATCGGAATGTTTAAGGTAAGCTTCATAGTACACCTTCCAGTCGAGTATATGCACAGGTACAAGGCCCTTGCCCATAAGTTTTATAAAGTTATCGCCAAGGCTGTTTATTGTTTCATATCGCGTCATGTTACCATTTATGTATTGGGCAAATATCTGTGCTGCGCACCTTGGCGCTAAGCGGGCATTTACAAACGTTGCAGTAAGCACCCTCTATTTCCTTTAAAGAATCATTTATAAATTCAAGCAGTTTTCCCTGCCGGGCATGGGGGCAGGAGGCACAAAGGTCTGCACGCTGTTGTGCAATCGCTTCGGAAACTTCACTTTTAGAAAGATAATTTTTCCAGCCCGATAAAATATGTTGCAGCATTTAACAAGGATATTTTAATGCCAAATCTTAAAAACCTTTATACAATGAGTAATAAAATTTAAAAATTAGCCGCATCCCGCACCTGTACATAGCTGTTGCCCTGCGCTATAATATCCTGTACCGCCACAACCGGCGCAGGCATCGAGCGATTTGCCGTGGCAATTTTTGCAGCAAGCTCATCTACATTTAACGATGGCGAAGCTATATCCCGCGATACAATGCCACCGCCCGCAAGATAGTTGGGCGTACTGCTGCCCCCGGCCGGGAATGCATTGTTAAACGCCATAAAATGTGCCGCTGCATTGCGGTTCATAACGCCTATAAGTTCGCCCTGTTCGGCTTCAAACTGTGTACCATCGGCACCGGTAAAAAGCGTGCCACCGTTGCTGTGGCGGTTACCGCCTATATTAAAAAGTGCCCCTTTCTCTGCCTTTGGCGTTTTTGTAGATGTTATCTTTTTTACATTGGCAATACCTGCGGCCACGGCGGCGGCGGCGGCCACAGCACCCAGTGCAGGCCCTACTATAGGAATGTTACTCATAGCACCGTAAGCAGATACCGCACTTTTATAAGTATCTATTGTAGCCTGCGCCACTGCCATAGCCTTACCTGCCGCACTTTCCTTGCCCAGTATAGCCGTAAGGCTGCTAAAGGTACTGTTGGCAAGGCTAAGCTTATTATCCATAACGGCCTTTTTAGCATCAACTTCCTCCTTGTCATACTTGGCATTTATAAGGTTTACATCAGCGCCTGTCTTTTCGGCTTCAGCCAGTTTCTGTTTTCTTTCGGCATTTATTTTATCTAACTGAAACTGCAGGTCGTAATCATGGTTTACAGTATCAACGGCACGCTTATTGGCAAGGTCGGCCGCTGCTTTGCCATCATCTGCATCCTTTTTTTCGGTATCTAATTTTTCCCGGTTTACTTTAGCGGCAGCATCAATTTTCTCAAACTCCTCTTGTTTCTGCTGCTCTGTAATTATGCCATTTTGAAGTCTTACTTCCTGATACTTTTTTTCTTCTGTAGCTAAATCGTCGAGGCGCTTTATTTCCTGTTTATAAAGTTCATCATTTAAAAATTTCCCTGCAGCTAACCGTTCACTATGTGCTTTAAGATAGGTTTTTAGTTCGCGGTCGGCATTTTCCACCGCAACAGCAGCCTGCGCTTTAGCAAGGTCATTGGTAATTTTGGCATCTGCAATTTCCTTTTGCAGTTTGGCATTCGCCGATTTTCCCGCCGCAAGATATTCGGCTTCCGCCAATTTGTTCTTTGCCTTAGCTACCTTTTCGGCCAGTTCCAGTTCTTCCTTTAAGCTTTTTGCCTTAACACCCTGCTGCTCTATAAGGAGGCTAATCGCCAGGCCTTGCCTTTGCACCTCGTCATCCAGTGCCTGTTTTGCCTTTGCCTTACGGGCATCTTCGGCCTGCCGGCGTTGCTGGTCGGCATCATCATGTATTTTTTGCTTTGCTGCCTCCTGCTTTTCCACCATTTTAATTTCTTCGCCACTAAGCCGCATCTTTTCTACCTGTGCTTCCTTCAATGCATCTAATTCCTCCAGGGTAAAGCCCTTTATCTTCATGAGCTTTTCAGCATAAGCCGCACCCTGCACCTGCAGGCCTGTAAGCTCTTCGGCAGTAAGGTTTTTGCCCAGTGCCATATTGCGCACCGTTTGGTTATAGGCTTCATCGTTAAGCTTCTTGCGCTGGGCCATGTTTGTGCTTTCTATAGCGGCAGCAGCGATAAGGGCATCTAGGCGTTCCTTTTCGGATAACTTCTGGTTCTCCGACACCTTAATAAGTGCTTCTGCCTGTTGCTTTGCCTTTTCGTTATTTACCTCCTGCACCGCCATTTGTATGGCAAGTTCTTCCTGTGCTTTTTTCAGGCTTATGGTTTCTTCGGCCGTTCTTTTTACCTCAGCAGTAAAGTTGGTAACCCCCTGTGCGGCATCATCAAACCCTAAAAAAGCAAGCCCATCCGCAATAAAACCCATGGCCGCCTCTGCCGCCTTAACAGCCAGCTCAAACCCTGCCGCGATACCGTCTATAAGTATTTCGCCCAGTGGGGTAAGCAAGTCCATGAGCGCATCTGTAATGACCGAAAAAGTGGTAAATATCTTTGTAATTTTATTAGCACTCTCTGTACTATTGTTCATGGCGTTTTGCACCAGTGCAAACACTACTGCTATAGCCGCCAGCACTATGCCAAAAGGTGTCGCTATAAAGCTTATAGCCGATTTTGTCATGCCCATAATACCCTGAGACATACTCTCGAAAGCGCCCTTAAGCAGCGGCCCTGTACCGCCGGCTTCCTGAGCACGGCTTATTAACCCTGTAAGCCCGCCGTTAAAAATATTAATGCTGTTAAAGCCCTCTTTTACCTGGTCTTTATAATCGCTCATGGTGGTAATAAGCTTTGTATTTGCCGACCCATTTTCCTTTAGCCAGTTATTATTTTCCTGTAGCTTTCTATTTATAAGGGTAATATTCTGGGCATAGTTAGCATCTGTAACAACAAGGTCTTTGCGCAGGGCAATAAGTTTGCTGTTGTTTTCTACATATTCGTTCTCTGTTTTAGATGTAGCAGCAAGGGCGGTATCAAGTGCAATTTGATTTTTAATATGTTTGTCATTGGCAAGAACTAATTCATTTAATGCTTTTGCATTAGTAGAGTATGTGTCATTCAGTACATTTATTTTTGTACTGATTTCCTTATATTGGTCAGACTGCATTTGACCTGATGTCATAAGCTTGTTCTGTGCATTGAGCAGGCTGTTAAGCTGCCTTTCGAGTTTTAGCTGGCTCTCCATAAGGCTCTTAGTATCCACATCGAGCCGCGCCAACACTATTACATCATTTTTCATCCTGTTACAATTACGGTTAAAATATTACTTTCAAGGCTTATTTTTTTATCGGTCGTGCTTACTCCCATAGCAATAAGGTAGGTTCCGGGTTGTGGGTAAGCAATCTCATATTCGTAATTAGATATTTTAGTAACCGCACCCGTGGCACGTAGTGTAAAGCTGTAGGCCTCCTGGTTATACAGCGTATTGAGCCACACGGTTACGGGTGTATTTACAGCTGCCTGTATGCTGGTAAGGCCAAAGCCAAAATCTATAAGCGGGGGTATGTTTTTAAGTTGCTGTATCATGGTATGACAATTAAAACCGTGTTAGAGTACTGATTTATAGAAGTATTTGTATAATCGTAACTGCTTATCCTAAAATAGTGCATGCCGCTTGCTAAACGCGTTGTGGTGTAGGGGCTGCTTAAGTTTTCTGTCGCGCCACTGTAGGCCGACCAGTTAACGGCATCTGCCGAATATTCTATTATGCACGGGTAGTTATCTATGGTACGCGTAAAGTAAATTATTACCCGCAAGCCGCCTGTTCTTACAATACTTGTAATGGTAAAAACTGCCGGGGTGGCTACCACTGCCGGGGTGTTATAAGCTACCTGCACCAGTTCGCACTTTGTAACCTTGCCGGGTATGTAGTTGTTTACCTTGTTTAAAATGTAGTAGTTAGATAGCTGCTCTATGTAGTACAGTTTCTTAAAATCAAGGTTGGCAATATCAACATCGGTAAGCCAAAGCTCTGCCGTAAGCAGTACTGCGTTGTTTAGTATTGCCTGTAGCGGGGCATAAAACCTGCTTATGATTTCTTTAAAGCTAAGGCCGCTAAAGGTTTCGCGATAGCTTGTGTTAACAGGGTTGTTAAGGTCGCCAAGTATGGGCGACGCTACATTTATGGTGCGCGATACCTGCTGCGATTTTAAAAAGTAATAGCGTTTATCTAACGGTTTATAAGTAACGGTGGGCTCACCGGGCTGTGGGTCTTCTACAATTTCTTTTTCCCAAAGTTTGTACACATTGCTGTTATCGCCCAGGTAGACAGATGGTACACGTTCCGGACTGTATATTTTAGATTTTAAAACATCGCGTGTATCGGGCAGGTTTACATTTGCAACAGCAATTCCCCAGTCGTTATGCGAGCTTTCCTTATCGTTATAGGTATATTTAAACAGGTTATTTTGGGCATAGGTGCCGTATATATAGTTCTCCTGTGTTTTTTTGCTGAATTTTTTGCTCCAGTTTACAACATCGGCTCCCTGCAACTGCTCCTGAAGCGTTAAAAAGTGGTAGTCGTTGCTAAACTTATTTTTGTACATGGTAAGCCCAAAGCGGTGTACCACCTCGTTAAGAAAGTCCTTTACAGCAAAATCTGTAAATACCTCACTAAAATCAATATTCTCAGGGTCTACCCGCAGGAGCTCTATAGTAAGTTCATCGGCATGCCAGTCTTCGTTAAGTTCATAACTGTCAGTGCCCTGTCCGCCTATTATGGCGCAAATACTATCAAAAGCATTAAGCTGAAACGGATTAGAGGTAAACTCGAATTCTTCGCCATATATTAAATACGGCCGCTCGTTAAACACGTTTATAATGTTGTTGCCCGTTTGGTAAGCCTGCAGACTATCGCAGTTTTTGCCAAATTGTATAAAACTGTCTTTATGTATGCCCGAGTTACCGTCGCGGTGCCCAAAAAGCCTGCCTTTTATTTTAATTTTGTAAGAGGCCGATGCCAGAACTTTTAAATGGATACCGCCATTATTGCCAAGTAGTTGCGACTGGTACAAACTTGTAGTCATGAACCGGCAATAGTATACCTTACGAATGTACATACTGTTGTTATTGCTTTGTATAAAGTGGTAATCGCTGCTCTTAAAAAGCGGAATATCGGCAGCATCATCGCGCACCTGCCCTTTAGGGAACGTCATGTAAAGCTGCTTAAAATCGGGCGAATCAAAGATAGATCCTGTGGGCTGCACGTTATCGTTGTACCTCTGGAAGATTTTTTTCCAGAGCCACGCCACACTAACCGATGGTACCAGGTAATCTATATTTACACGGTTACCGCCCATTGCAGGCTGGGTGTTGTTGCCGTTATAGTCGGCAATAATGTAGCGGTACGGCACGTTTTGCTGCCACGAATTTATTACATCCTGCACAGATTTTGTGTGCACCAGCTCTTGCAGCCCCACCTCGTTTAATGTCTTGTTCTCTATAGCCTTGTACAGCTCTATAATACCGTCGTAAATCACGGCTTCATAACTGTCGCCACCATCAGTAATTACCGCGCGGCCATTGTATACAAAGCATTCGCCCGAGGCACTGTACAGCGAGCATTTATTTTCCTGGTACGGCACCACCGAGTTGTTGCCCACAAGGGTTAAGTAGTGCATAATGCGCACATTGTTTCCCGTTTTAGGCAGGTTGAATTTATTGGTGTAGCTGGCCTGCCGGTTATCGAGGCTGTTAAGGTCGTTTACCTGCCGGGTCTGGGCAATAACGCTACCGGCATCAACATCTGCAAGCTGCCCGTTAATGTAAAGGAGTAGTGCCAATGGTTTTTGTATTGGAAGAAATCTTTTTTGAAGTTGAACGCCTTAGGTCGAAAGCCAAAAGCCGGTGTAAAAGGAGCGCGGATTAACGCGGATGCTGCACAATCGCGGATTAGCGCGGATTTCTTACTATGCATTTTCTCGCTTCTTTCTTCAGGCGCTGTCATTGCGAGGCACGAAGCAATCTGATTATTTATGTCAATTACGGTTAACACCCCCATTAGTCCTCTCCCCTAACCCCTCTCCAAAGGAGAGGGGAACTCCTGCCGACCTACTCAAGCGGATTTTTTTCTTCACATTCGAGTGTAGCTGCTGGGGGAGAGGACTTTTAGCATAATTATTTTGTTTTAATATTGTGTGAACACAATAGTAACCTCTCCCCAGCCCTCTCCGAAGGAGAGGGGATAGCTACACCCGAATGTCTTTATTTATAGATTAGCCGTTATTCTACATTTAAATCTTATCGAACTGTACCCGTTCGTTGGTCCCCCTCTCCTTCGGAGAGGGGTTGGGGGTGAGGACTTATTGTGTCCAAACGATATCAAGAGGGGAGCCAGCCCCCAACGCCGCAAAGAGCACGTGAAAGGGTTTTGCAGGTACAATTTTGATCATGAGTGTAGCTGCCCCCCTCTCTTTCGGAGAGGGGTTGGGGGTGAGGCCATCCAACCTGGTGCAGCTCAATCTAAAATCTAAAATCTTAGATCTTAAATTACAGTGTAGCTTAGTCTATCATCTCACATCTATCATCTTACACCTATCATCTATTATTTCACATCTGTTATCTCCTAAAGAGTCTGCGTAAACCGTGCCGGCAGCTCAATATCAAAAGTAAAATTAGTAAGCGGCTGGCGCGGGTTTTTAATACGTGCCCCTGTGGTTTTTAGCGTTACCTCTATCCAGTCATGGTAACCGTTGCGGGCATAAGGCCGGCCGGCAAAAAGATAAATTTTAGGGCTGTCCAGTATTCCCTCTACAATAGGGCGTTCATCTTCGGTAAGCAGTTCGGCAACAATTTTTAAAGTATCCTGACTCTCCTTCCCTATCTGTATAGTTCGGCCAAAGGCATCTTCGGGGTTATCATTGTCACGTTCAAGTTCGCCAAGCTGTTTGGTGCTGCGGTCTATGCTGTAGGTATCTTCAAACAGCCAGTAGCTGTAGCCACCCATGGCGTTGAGCCACTTAAGGTATACGCCCTCCTTGTACGGCACTTTATCGAGCGTTATAAAAACATCATCGGCAGAGGGTTGCTGCGTTGCTAATATCCGCAGGCTGTTATGCCCATCGGTCAGTGGCAGGATATCCTCGAGCGTTTCATCATCATCGCCATTGCTAAACACCACCCTGAATACCGAACCCGTTACATTAAACTGCTGTGTGAGCAAATTAGTCTCGTTTACCACCCTAAAAACGGTAGTAGGAGCGTATACCGACACGTCATAAGGGTAACCCTGCCAGTACTTTAAATGCCATGCATTGCCCGATGCCTTTGCAAACGGACTCAGCACGTACGTACCCAATGTGCTAAGGACATTGTAGTTACCGGGCTGCACCGCGCCTGCAAGCCACGTAAGGGTATGGGTAACACTGGTAGTGCTATCGTCGCTAAGCGTGATTTCTATGGCTATGTTAAGCTGCAGCAGCGTGCCGGGCGTGGCATTATACACAAAGCTATCGGGGTTGGTACCGTTAGGGTCGGGTTGCAGGGTGTCGTTAAAATCGCGGGTGTTTATAAGCGCGGTAACATAGGGTTTAAAGTTGAAAAAAAACGTGCCGTCTGGCGCGGGGTACAGCATAACGTTAAGGCCGGCAGTATCGTTACTGCTGGTTATCCTGCACCACTTTGCCGCCAGCGGACTATCTGAATAAAAGCGGAGCACATCGTTATTGTATGCCATCCGCAGCCTTGCGGCATCTATAGGTTTAGAGAAAATTATACTCATAAGGCAAGATTTTTTAGGTAGTTAGTAATTTGGGTTGTAAAATCAGAAAGGTATACTTCGCCCACCTTATCCAGCATTCGCTGAATCCGTTCCGGTGTTACCACGCTGTCCACAATATTTATCGTGCCTGGTTTGGGCCTCCAGCCCTCCCGCCCTATTTTGCGGGCAATAAGAAAGGCAAGGCTGCTTATGGTCATGTTCTTTTCGAGCCTCGTGGCAATGCCTTTTTGTTTTATCCATTGCTCTATAGCCTCGCTTGGCGGTGGGGTTCCGGGGGCACGGCCATTTATGTAACCGGCAGCAGTAATGCTGTAGCCGTTAGTCGTAGCTTCTACCTTTACGGTGTCTGCCCAATTGCCGCTTACCGCCTGCCCACCGGCTTCATAAGCCGCAATAATATCTGCCTTGAGCAGTTCAAATTCGGCTGCCAAAAGTTGGCCGGCGTTACTCATAGTTTACAGGAAATTTAATGCTGTAGCTGCACAACAGCCCGTCCATATTAGCATCGAGCGCATCGGTAACATCTATGTTGTCCCATTGCGACACTTCGGCATCAAGGCAGGCGAGCGTGTTGCCTATATCCTGAAACACACCCAGTAGCGGTGCGATATTCATTACATATTTAGAGGTTTGCTCATTGCCCCTTTCGGCGAAATACTGCTGGTCGAAGTCGGCATGTTTTACCAAAAAGAATTTCCCCAGATAAGTAGTGGCTGTAATTTTTGTGCCCGATGTATTGTACTCGCTTTTGCGGTTAGTAAACTCATGCAGCAGGAAAATCTTATCGGTTTCGAGTGTGCCGTCCAGCAGGTTAAGGGCGGCCTTCTTGCCGTAATGGTAGGTCAGGTTTTTGCTAAGCGCAATATCCTGAAGGATGCGTACTATGTCTTTCATTTGAGTTTAAAGTTGAAAAGTTGAATGTTTGAAAGTTGTGTGTATATGAGTGCCTGAATAATAGCACGTGAATGGTCGCAGATGCAGGCAAGCGCGGATTTTTCCGGTTGCTGTCATTGCGAGGCACGAAGCAATCTCATATAGGTGAATTGTTTTTTTTACCACAAGCGCTATCGCGACACAAGGCATTTCACGAAGAACACGAAGCTTTGTAAGTAAGGCTTGTTCCAAGCTATGAGGACACAAGGCTTTGTGTGCCAATACTTGCGACCTCTTCTTCAAGCACTGTCATTGCGAGGGAGGCACGACCGTGGCAATCTCATACATCACTAATCTTAATAAAAGATTGCTTCGTACCTCGCAATGACAGTGCGTGAAGAAAAGTTACCAAAAGAAATATCCTGAAAAAAATCCGCGTTAATCCGCGCCCTCAAATCCGCGACCATCCGCGTTCCCTTCCTGAAAACTGCGACTGAAAACTGATTATAAATCATGGTAAAATTCCCCCTTTGGGGGTTAGGGGGCTTGCAATTTACCATACTCTGCCTCCACCTCATTCTGGGTTTTGGTCTGGGCAAGGAGGTTAAATATCTCGCTGTAGGGTTTCCGGCCCAGGTCGAAAGGGTATTGCCCAAACAGCTTGCCCAGTTGCAGTAGCGGAAGTGTATCGCTGTAAGGTTTCAGTTTATCGGCACCTGCCATTTCCCACAGGTGGGTATCGGTATTTTGCGTGGCGAGCAGCTTGTTTTCGGTGGCAATAACACGTTCAAACTCGGCTATCATGAACTTTCGTGCCGAAAAATACTCGATAACCGTTGCCTTCCAAAAGTCTTTTTCGGGTACCTCAAAGCAAATCTCAAATAGTTGCTGTATGCCCTGCCAGCTATTCACTTTTGGCAACAGCCTTATGCAGTATTTTACATTAGCATACGGCATTTGGTTTACGTTCATTTGCCTTTTGGCAAAGTGGTTCTTTGGGTTTAGGTGGGTTAATATATCATAAGCCGCAGGATCTTTAAGGGCGGTGTATTGTTTTAGGGTGATGTTTTTCATGAACGTGGATTTGTTTATTCGAAGATTCGGTTATAGGTTTTACCACAAGCGCTATTGCGCCACAAAGGTTTTCACAAAGAACACAAAGCGGTATGCTATAGACAAGGATAACAAGTTATCTTACCAAGAGCACAAGGCTTTATGTAAGTCGATGTTAACATGCTTTTCTTCACGCACTGTCATTGCGAGGGACGAAGCAATCTCTTTGTTTAAGCCTGACTATTTTATGAGATTGCCGCACTACGTTGCACTTCGCTCGCAATGACAGTTCGTGAAGAAATCCGCGGAATCTGCGTTGCTTGCATCAGTGTAAATCCGCGTTACATCCCTAAAGGCATCAAGGCAAAATTCCCCCTATGGGGGTTAGGGGGCTCCCACCCTGATTTTAGTCTGATACGTTTTTCGTAAGGCAAACCAGTACCGCATCATGATGCTGTCCCACTCATCGGGGCTGCGGCCTATAAGCTCCTTAATACGATCTTTCGGGATGATACCCTGCCTGCCATCTTTGTCGATATCCTTAAGTTTTACCTGCTCCATCTCTTCGGCGGTGGTTTGCTTTACGGCATCATTATCGCAAAGTTCGCCAGCCAAACGGTTGGTTATCATCTCGGCCATTTTTATCGAGCACTGGCTCTTAAGGTTGTCATAGTTGGGTTTAACGTAGGTACTGCCCTCCAACATTTCGAGCGGCGAGGAGTTGTTTACAAAACCCTTGCATTTAAGAAAGTCGACTACGCCACCACCCACACCATCTTCGTCGGCCACAATGTTAGAAAGGGCAATGCCAAAGCGGGTTTGCAATATCTTAGCCCGCCCCACCACCTCATCGAGTCCGCTTTTGGCAATACTCTCCCGCGCGATGCATACCCACCCATGCCAGATGCGGAACACCGTTTTGTCGCGGCCTTTACGGGCAACGTCAATCGTCATAAATTTAAGTCCGGCGGGTGTAAGGTGCGAGGGGTTAAAATAGTCGGCAATGCTGTCGTTATCCATTAGCGTGGCAGGGTCATCGTCATACTCCCAATTGCCATAATACAGGCGCTCGCGGCTGTTTTTATCGAGCCGTAGAAGCGACTGTAAGTAACTGGGGTGCAGGTGTGGGTTATCAGTCGGAAGGCTCTGAATAAACCGCCGGTGGAGCGGCAGCACACCATTGCGCTGTGGTTTATAAAACTCCTTGTAAGCCCAGTTCTTGGCAGGGTTGCAGGAACCTAACATTTTGGGGATAAGGCCGTATTGGGTTAGTTTATACCTGATGCGGCTCTTTACAATTTGCCAGGCATGGTAGGCCACCTGGTTGCATTCGTCGATAAAAGCACCGCTGATTTCAAGCGAACCAAGGCTATCGAAATTAGGATCTGAAGGATATGAAAACAGGTCTTTAAGCAGTATCTGGCTGCCGTTGTTAAACTGGATTACATGCTCTACAGACCTATATTTAAACTGATTGCCCAACCTTAAAAGCGTGGCCTGCTCAAAAAACGTGTTGAGCGTAGTCTCTTTAAGTGTTTTTAACTTAGACCGACCCATTAACCAGCGCGTACCCGGATATTTCTGGCACATTTCTATAAGCCAAAGGCAACCCAGCGCACTCTTGCCACCACCGGCAGCGCCACCATAAAGCACCTCTTCGGTCACGTTATCTTTTAAGTAAAAGACGGCATGCTCCTGTTTAACCAGCAGTTTCATCGCTAAGGGGGTTTTGGCCGGAGCCCAAATTGAGCGTTACCGCACCGGGAGATGCCTCATCGCTATCGTCATACTTTTCGTTCCACTGGGCCGGGTTGCGGTTGCGCAGCCAGAACTGCTGACTCCTGAAGTCGGCCGGAATGTGCTTCTCGACTTCTACAAGTTCTATGCGTTCTTTCTCAACGCGTTTTCCGTTCCCGTCATAATAAATTTCCTTGCACTTAATAGCCTGCCGGGTGGTAATTATCCTATCAACCGTGGCTTGGTACAGCGAGTGTGCCACTTCCATATCGGCTTGTCGCCTACCCCGGTTAAGGGATTCGGCAAAGTCTGCATGGTCTTTTTTCCAGCGCGTAAGCATGCGCCGGCTTACGCCAAAAAACGTTGCCAGGTCCTGCTCGGTCAATCCCAGCAGCGTGAGCTTTGTTGCCTGCGCCGCATAGGTTTCGCTATATTCTTTGTGTGTGGTTTTATGTATGACGGAAGCTGTTACTGCTTCGTTCATTTTTTAAAAGGGGTGAGGAAATATTTGGGGTTACTTTGTAAAGTATAATATTGCAATCAAAATTCCGAAGAAAATTATACCCAAAATGGCTGAGTTAATTATATCTCGCTTCAATTTTAATTTAGATTTTTTCTGAGACTCATTAGACAGTTCAATTTGTCTTCTGTTTTCAGCGGTTGCATTCTGAGGGATGCGTTTTGGCTTTGCATCAAATATTAAATATCTATAAAGTGAATCAATTGTTAATGGAATAAATATAGAATTGAACGAAATAAATATTTTTAATAAAATTTTAGAAGCCAAATTATAATCAGTGAATATATTTTTAAAATCAATCCAGAAAAAAATCAATAATAATATATAAATAGTCGTGTCAATAAAATCAATAACGGTATCATCCTCTTGCTCGAAAGTATACCTTAGGTTTATATTTAATATGGTTGAATTTGGGATTATTAATACAGTACTATGTATATCCTTAAATACTCTCTGCTCTTTTTTAAATATTTGTGCCTGTGTTAACGAAATAGATTCTAATACACCATTGCCATCTAAAAGATAAGATGTCAGTAACCCGCTGTATAAATTACTTCCATCCTTTTCAGACTTAACTAAGACATCGACTGTAACTACGCTACATTTACCTTTAGAAAGTGAAAATTCCTTAAAATCTTTTATTTCGCCTTTGAAATAATAATGCCAGTTATTTGCAAATCGTAAAGATTCAAATCGTCTGTCTAATTTAAAATTTCTAACAACTAAATATAAAACCCAAGATATTATTATTGCTGTACCATATAATACAGCTAAATATTTATACACACTAACAATTTCAAAAGCCTCAATATCTTTTTCATTAATAGTATCTTTAGTGATAGAATTATAGAAATGTAAACAAGTTGAATAATCTATTTTTAAAAATAAATACTCGTAATAATTATATGCAACAAAATTTAAAATTAAGCCAAATAAGACACTATAGAATAGAGAATGAGACCAAGATTTGGAATCAAATTGTTTAGAGAAAGTTCCCTGAAAATAAATTTTTCTAAAAAGAAACCCTGGGATTAATATAAAAATTATTAACACCAGGGTTTTTAATGCGATATCCATAGATAGATTATGTGAATTTCATAAGTGTTACCTTTTCACCATTTTGTTTAGTAAATGTTTTTTCGATTTTATTTAGATTATCTCCAGGTAAATCCTTTCTTTTACCTTCAGAATCAATTCCTGTAGTAAATTCAATAAATTCCTGGCGAGTGTTTGGATCATTTAATAAGTCGACAGCTTGTTTACTCATTAATGAATCTCTTCTAAAAATGACAGACTCTATCTTTGAAAACATTAATCCAAACATAGATAGGATGCCATATATAAGGTTACTTGTTCTCATTGTAAAATTTTTTGTATATCAAATATAAACAATTATTAGTCCATTAATATCTACTATAACATCTTTTTAAGATGCTGTAGTAGTAATTTATTTGTTTATTGTGCAAACGTATTAATTAAGATTATCGTGTGCAACTATTTTATCTGCTTTAATAACTCTACTATAAGCTATTATTTATTATATTCTTAAAATTTAAGAACTTTTTCTATCTCTCCAAACCCTCTACTTATTAAGCCTCATCAACTCATTCGCAATACTATCTATAGCTTGCTTATTATGCTTTTTAGAAAACAGGTGAATATAGTGGTTACCGTTAACAGGGTCTTCAATAATAATCTTCTCGTTAATGTAGTTTTCGTTGTTTTGCTTTTCGAACATCTTTACAAAAAGCTGGCTTCGGTATGCCTGGTTTAGTAAATCGGGATTTCGCTTTTGTATGGGTGCAGAATCGCAATAGCAGTATAAAATTACATTGTGCAGTTCTACATAGTTCCTTACACAACCTGCTATTTGAAATAATGTTTTAGCATTGTTAGTTTGGTCGGAAGAGATAACCAATTCTATAGTAACATCTACAACAGGAATCATCATTTCATGCGGAATAACATCTGGATTCAATTGCGAAAATTTCACGAGATACTCGTGGCCTTCTTTAGTTGTAAACGGGAAATCCTGATCTAAATCCATTGAATAGCAAGCAACTTACTTTTTAGGAAAGTACTTGTCCCAGTTGTCGCGCAGTTCCTTTTTAGTCGCTTCTTTATCGGCTGCAAGTTTGCGCACAAACTGCAGAAGCTTTTCTGAAGGGTTTTTTATATGTAAAGTAGTGGTTTTCATATGGTGCAAAGATAATTAATTTTTCGATTGTTTAAACATCCGAACTATTATTGTCATGTTTAATCAAATATTCATGGCTCAGCAATCCGTGCTGTACCTTCATGTTACACTATGTCAAAGAACGAACTCGTAATAAGGTTTTAAAGTCGAAAAAATCAAAGTCATACCCCTCTACTAACAACCATCAACAAATAACCAAATCCACAAATCAACTCTTACTACTCATTCCACCCCAAATTCTCCTCAGGTTACTGCTGTAATTAAATGTGTCCTGGGAGGCAAAATTGGCGTGGTCACGCTGACTCTCCTGTTCGGCTAACGTGCAGCGGTCGTCGAAGTACTGACGGAAGAACGTGAGTACCTTTTGTACGGTTAGGCTCTCGTAAAACTCGCCAAACTGCCCGCTTATTATCTTGCGGAAAAGGTAAGTAAGGTCGCTCATGCGCAGGGAGCCGTACAGGTTAACAACCTCTGTGGCGCAGTGCTCTATCTGGTCTTCGGTCATGGGTTTGTTAAGGTTTAGCATGTCGTTAAGGTACATGAGCCACCCCATGGTAAGGCCTATGGCAAATTCTTTTCCCTTTTCGCGGTTTATAGCTGCCAGCGTGGGGGCTGTGGTGTTCATGGCGGCGCTAAGGCTGGTAAGCTTGTGGGCGTGCCGCATGCAGTTATTTGGACTGTAAACGGTTAGCAATCTTTCGCCTGAAATCGTCGCTATAGCGCACTTTGCCTTTGCCGGCAGCGGGTTTTGTTGCATCTTGTTTTAATTCAAAAAATCCTTTCCAGCCCTTGCCCATGCTTTGGTGCAGTATGGCTATGGCCGTTGTTTCGCTGGTGTGTGCCAGGGTGCCCAGTTCGGCAAGGGCGGCCTGCTCGCTTTCGGCACTGCGGTAGGTAAAGTTATGCTCGGCAGCACGGTACCGCTTCCAGGCCTGCCACTGGGCTGTAAATTCTGCGGAGGCGAAGGGAGCGATAACCTCATCTCCAACCCTTGTGCCTGCAGGAAGTATATTAGCCGCAGTTAGTTTTTCTCCCATACCCTCTTTTCCTTTTTCAGCTTCAATTACATTTTCTTTTTCATTCTCTCTTTCATTTTCATTTTCTAAAGGCTTTTTTTGGGTTTTAGTTGGGTTTTTAGGTTTAACTTCTTTAAAATTTTTAGTTATAACAGTAGCATTTACAGCATCTTTAGCCAATTCTTCTTTTCTTGGCCTACCACCTTTTTTACCATTTTCGGCTTGTTTTTCTTTGTATTGTGCACGTTTTACGCGTTCCATTTCTAAACATTCGTTAAACAGTACGCCATCTTTTTCTATAAATTTATCGCTAATGCATAGCCACACACTATCCCAACCGGAACCCAAAATACTGCCAAGCCTATTTTTTGGTATACCCAAATTTACCCACTGGTATGCAAGCAGTTTTATAAAGGCACCGGTTTCCTGACAGGAAAGGTGCAGTGTGCCCACTAAAAAATCCTGAGCATAGAAGGGAAACGCAGGATCTTTCATTATACCCTTACTATATGGTCTATGATCACGTTGTTATACGTGCCTTTAGACCCCGAAATATGAAATTCCAACTCGGCTACATCGCCGGGTAGCATATCCTGCAGCAGCTCTATTTTAGTACCCAGTGCAGATGGGTAAAACATCCTGCCGGTTTCCTGTTCAAAATGCAGCTGCTGCACCGCAGTGCCCAGCTTAGTTGTTTTTATATCGCCTACGGCAGTTACTATGCCTTTTATTTTGTAGTTCATGATTTTAAGATTAGCCCCCCAACCCCCAAAGGGGGAGCTTCGCAGTACGCTAAAATTGTGCTGCAATGCCCCTTTGGCATTAGAGGAGTTTTTGTTGTTATTATTAGTTTAATATCTGAGTGAGTTACTCCCCCTTTGGGGGTTGGGGGGCTACTCCCTGCGCCACAAGGTTATTGTACTGTATGCCGCTGTTCTTGCTTGTTTTGCCCTCCAGGGTTACGGCTACCTGTATCTCGTCGTTTTCTTTATAGGCATCAAGGTCGTCCATGCGGCGGCCGCGAAATTCTACAAATGCCCTTTGCCTGCCATCTGGTGCAAGGGTTACTACTTTTTTTTCATGACCGGCGGTGTTGCGGTACTCAATGCTCTCAATTGTTCCTGTAATTGTCATCTTTAAATAAGTTTGAATGTTTATAAAGTTGTCAAGTCTTAATGTTTGTTGATGGTTATTAGTTGATAGTTGTTGGTTTCCGGGAAGAGTGAAGTTGCCGGCAACAAACAACCACTAACTAACAACCGCGCTACTCCGTAATCGTAAACCGCCTGTCGCTGTTAAACTGCATAATGGCACGGGTTTCGAGGGCTTTAAACTCCGCCGACTCAAAGTAGCTGCCCATTGCTAATGGCTCTTTGGCTGTTAATGGTTGCCCATTAGCTGTTGCCAGTTGTTTATTTAAACCTTTCAGCTCCTCATGCAGTTCGCGCAGTGTGCGGCTTATTGCACACAGGTTATAATGTACCTGTGTGGTGTTTTCCACTTCAAATATCGACCGGCCAGAGGCTAAGTAGTGGTTATACGAAGCTTTTATTGCACTTAGTTCCACTATTTCTTTGGTTAAGAGTTGTTTGTTACGCATTTCTTTATATCTTTGTGAAGTATAATGCAAAGTTAAGTGTAATATTCCACTTTGCAAAACAAAATTTAATATAATTTTCCACTTTGCTATGGAAAAGTTTTAAACTGTTGGCTAAAGTTTTGATTATGGAAGCATTAGAGATTAAACAAAGACGGGAAGAACTGGGGCTGACCCAAAAAGAACTGGGCGACCTTATAGGTGCGAGCCGCGAGACCATTATTAATTATGAGAAGGGCAGGCCGATACCAAGGAGTAAAAGTGAAATATTGCACAAGGTGTTAGAGCCTGCGGTGGCTTATGGCAAGGTGGTGGCTAATGAGGAGATTGTTAGTGTGGTAGACGATTTTGAAAATAAGAACGGCAACCGTTTTATACAACTGCCCAATGGCCAGTACTACATGCTCATGCCCCTGGCAGAGTTTAATGTGCAGGCGGGTTTTTTGAGCACCTACCAGGATGCTGATTTTTTGATGGATTTAAGTCAGCATGGCATCCTTGTAGATAAGCCGGTGCAGGGCCGCTATGTGGCGTTCCGCGTAAACGGCGACAGTATGGACGATGGTAGCTCCCGCGCCATTACCCGCAACAGCGTAGTGAGCACCCGCGAGCTGCAGCGCCACCACTGGAACGGCAAGCTGCGCTACCGCGATTTCCCGTACTGGGTTATTTACACCACCCAAAGCAAAATGCCGCTGCTTAAAGAAATTATAGAGCACAATACCGAGGAGGGCTACATTACCTGCCACTCGCTTAACGACAGCCCGGAGTTTACCGATTTTAAACTGCACCTAAACGACATCCAGGCCCTCTTTTACGTTATAGATGTAAACAGGACGGTGGGTAAAAAGAGTTTTTATTAATAAAAATGAAGTCATGACTGAATATAATTTTAATGATAAAGTTAAACAAGGAGATGTTATTGTATTTAAACCATCAGATGGAGAAACAGAATATGAAGTTGTTGTAGATGAAAATGCTGAAACTATATGGGCCTCAGAATTAGAAATAGCAGGAATATTTGGTAAGAATAGAACACTTATTAATAAACATATCCGAAATATATATAAAGAAGGCGAATTAGTGGAATATTCAACTAGTGCAAAAAATGCACTAGTTCAAAAAGAACGTGATAGAGAAGTACAAAGAGAAGTTACTTATTATAATTTGGATGTTAATCTCAATTGGGTATAGAGTTAAATCTAAGATTGCAACAGAATTTAGAAAATGGGCAACAAGTAAATTAAAAGATTATCTCATAAACGGTTATGTACTAAATAACGACCTGCTAAAGCAAAAAACAGAAAAAAATGTCGAATTAGAAGATAGGATAAATCAATCATCAACCTAATTAAAAATTAGAAGGTACTAAGCAATTAAGGCAGGTGCGTGCACCCTAAAAATCAAACTTCAATTGTACTGCAACCGCTTTCTTCTCCCCTGCTTCATTATTTAAATTAGACAGCGAAATACCCAGCAGCCGTACCTAATCTTTAGGGCGTTCCTGGTACAACAGTTTTTTAGTAGCTTCTAAAATCTACATTCTGAAATCTAAAATCAACTCACTGCAACACCCACTTCAGCACTTTACTAAAATACCCATCGTACCTTTGCAGAAGAAGATTTTGACCACTAAGTGCATGAGATAAGCACACACAAAGACCACAAAGAAAAACGCTTTAAGACACAAGGCTGTGCGGAAAAGCATTACAACCTCACCCCTAACCCCTCTCCAAAGGAGAGGGGGAACTCAGGCCGGCTTACTCCAACGAAAATCAATTCAGCAAGAGTGTAGCTGCTCCCCTCTCCTCCGGAGAGGGGTTGGGGGTGAGGACTTGCTCTAACCAAAGCAGGATTGCAGCTAAATCTGAAATCAACACTCTGAACCTTAAATCAACTCACTGCAACACGCGTTTCAGCACTCTACCAAAATACCCGCCGTATCTTCGCAGAGAAATTTACCACTAAGTGCACAAATATAAGCACACCCAAAGACTACAAAGAAAAACGCTTTGCTTTAGGACACAAGGCTCTGCGGAAAAGCATTACAACCTCACCCCTAACCCCTCTCCTTCGGAGAGGGGAACTCAGGCCGGCTTACTCCAACGAAAATCAATTCAGCAAGAGTGTAGCTGCTCCCTTCTCCTTCGGAGAGGGGCTGGGGGTGAGGACTTGCTCTAACCAAAGCACGATTGCAGCTAAATCTAAACTCTGAAATCTTAAATCAACTCACTGCAACACGCGTTTCAGCACTCTACTAAAATACCCGCCGTAGCTTTGCAGAAGAAGATTTTGACCACTAAGTGCACGAAGATAAGCACACCCAAAGATCACAAAGAAAAACACTTCGCTTTATGATACAAGGCTTTGCGGAGAAGCATTACAACCTCACCCCTAACCCCTCTCCAAAGGAGAGGGGCAACTCAGGCCGGCTTACTCCAACGAAAATCAATTCAGCAAGAGTGTAGCTGCTCCCCTCTCCTTCGGAGAGGGGCCGGGGGTGAGGACTTGCTCTAACCAAAGCAGGATTGCAGCTAAATCTAAAATCTACATTCTTAAATCAATTCACTGCAAAACCCGCTTCAGCACTTTACTAAAATACCCACCGTACCTTTGCAAATCAAGATTTTGACCACTAAGTGCACGAAGATAAGCACACACAAAGAACACAAAGAAAAACGCTTTGCTTTAGGACACAAGGCTCTGCGGAAAAGCATTACAACCTCACCCCTAACCCCTCTCCGAAGGAGAGGGGAACTCAGGCCGGCTTACTCCAACGAAAATCAATTCAGCAAGAGTGTAGCTGCTCCCCTCTCCTTCGGAGAGGGGCTGGGGGTGAGGACTTGCTCTAACCAAAGCAGGATTGCAGCTAAACTCTTAAATCTTAAATCAACTCACTGCAACACCCACTTCAGCACTTTACTAAAATACCCATCGTACCTTTGCAGAAGAAGATTCTGACCACTAAGTGCACGAAGATAAGCACACACAAAGACCACAAAGAAAAACGCTTCGCTTTAGGACACAAGGCTGTGCGGAAAAGCATTACAACCTCACCCCTAACCCCTCTCCGAAGGAGAGGGGAACTCAGGCCGGCTCACTCCAACGAAAATCAATTCAGCAAGAGTGTAGCTGCTCCCCTCTCCTTCGGAGAGGGGCTGGGGGTGAGGACTTGCTCTAACCAAAGCAGGATTGCAGCTAAATCTAAAATCTTAAATCAACTCACTGCAACACCCGCTTCAGTACTTTACTAAAACACCTACCGTACCTTTGCATCATCAAAACAAAAAACCTTTATAGCTATAAAGCCTTTTTAATTCTTCCCTCCATATTTCTTCCGCTTTCAATCATTCAATATTTCAGTAGTTAAATAAAATGGATGACAGGAAACATTTATATCTCCGGCCAGATAGGCACGTTCGACGGTACAACCGGCGTAGCGCTTATAGACGTGGTAAGCCAGGTAAAAAAGCAGCCTGAAGCCACCGCCTACAATGTGCACATAAACAGCGAGGGCGGACTGGTAGATGTGGGTTTCGACATTTACCACTACCTAAAATCGCTTAAAAAGCCCCTTACCACCATAGGCAGCGGCATTGTAGCCAGCATAGCCACCGTAATTTTTATGGCAGGCGATAAACGGCAGGTGCGCGAAAACACCCCGTTCATGATTCACCTTCCCTGGGGCGGGTCTATGGGTACGGCAGACGAACTCGAACAGTTTGCCGACCAGCTTCGTGCCATAGAAAAAAAGATGGTGGGCTTTTACAAAAAAACGCTCAACGTGCAGGAGCAGGCTATTATGCCGCTCCTTAAAAACGAAACGTGGCTTACGGGCAGGCAGCTTGCCGCCCTGGGCTTTACTACCTCGCGGCAGGTTAAGGCCGCAGCAAAAGCTTTCATTAACCCCAACTCTACTATGAGAGGAACATTTACCGACAACGACAGGCACTGGATGGAAGGCCTGTTTACTAAAGTACTGGGCAAGTTTAAAAGCGCTCACATTTTTAACAAAGTAGTGCAGGATGCCACGGGTGCCGAACTTGATTTTACCGACCTGCCCGATGATGCAGTGATCGAAATTGGCGCTACCGCCACCGTAGACGGTGCTCCTGCCGAAGGCGAATACCTGCTGCCCGATGGCTACACCTATGTGTTTGAAGCCGGAGAACTGACAGAGATCATTGAGCCCGAAGAGGATGCCGAAGCAGCATCGCTACGTGTAGAGAACAAGGCTTTAAAACGCCAGCTTAACACCATAAAAAGCGAGGTACTGGCACTAAAAAGGCAGGTAACAAGCACCTTTAGTGTAGATGGTAAAAAGGTGGCACAACGCAGGGCGGGTGATACCGACAGGCTGGCCGGAATGAAAGAATATTTGAAACAAAACACCCGTAAATAATGAGCGTTATTAATGCAGAAGGATTAACACTACACGCCCGTGAGGCCGAAACGGTAAGCGAGGTAATTTTTGCAAGGGTTTTTAACGAAAGCGACCTTGCCGAATACCACGAGATAGAAACGGGTATTGATGTAAACACCCAGATTGCTTTTGCCGGAAGGCTTGGCCTGCTGGGTAAAAAAACGGTGGGGTGCCAGCCCAATGAAGCAGGCGGTTTTGCCCTGACCGAGAAATTCTGGACACCGGTGCTGGAAGATTTCAGGCTTAGGCATTGCCAGGCAGATATGCCGGCTTTGTTTAAAATGTTCAGGAAATCGCAGCGCATAAACCCCGACTTTTTTGATGCTGTAGGCTCGCAGGAGTTTGGCGTAATTATATCGGCGGTAGAGACGGCCCTGCAGGAAAACATTCACCGCAAGGTGTGGTTTAACGATACGGCGGCGGCCACTACGGCAAACGGCGGCGTGTTTAAAGTGGGTACAGATCTTGATTACTTTAACTCCTTTAACGGCCTCTTTAAGCAACTGTTTACTGCGGTTACTGCCGGTAAAGTTACCCGTGTGCCCATAGATGTTAACACCGGTGCGGGGTACAATGCGCAGGCTCTTGCTGCCGATGCTGCCATTGGTATTTTCGAAAAAATGGTAACCGGTGCCGATGAAAGGCTTGTTGCCGCCGATGACGCTTTTATACTGGCATCGCGCTCCCTAGCCGATAATTACCGTGCTACGCTGCGCAACAAGAACTTAGGTTCGGGCTTTATGGAAGTTACAGAGGGTGGCCGCCCTAAACTGTTGTTTGACGGTATAGAGGTTAAAGTGCGCTACGACTGGGACCGCTACATTAAAACCTACCAGGACAACGGTACTAAATACAACCTGCCACACAGGGCGGTATTTACTACTAAAAGCAACATTCCCGTAGGTACGCTTAGCGACGCCGACCTCTCTAAACTGGATGTGTTTTATGACAAAACCCTTAAAACCAATTTTATGGATGCTGCCTATACTATTGATGTCAAACTACTGGAAGAATATATGGTGGTAGCGGCTTATTAAAGCGGCCTCACCCCTAACCCCTCTCCAATGGAGAGGGGAACCCGGCACGGAATTTAGTATGTACCGACTTTCCTTTTTACAATTATATATAAATAAAAGTGAGCATAAATGAGTGAAGCTAAGGCCTTAAACTTCGTTGCGTTAAGCAAAATATAAGTTGAGGCGTTAAAAATCATTTGCTGTCTGAGCGCAGCGAGCCTGCCTGCCGGCATAGGCAGGTTCAAATGATTTAGCCAATGCTTATAATTTGTAGCATAAGAAGTTAGAGCCTTGAACTTTTGCTTCTTTTGTTTCAAGACAAAAGAAGAGGCTAAAGATAATTGAGATGTGTTTACACGAGCGGAGAGTAACTAAAATGCCGGGGGATGTTTTATTATAACCTCACCCCTAACCCCTCTCCAAAGGAGAGGGGAACTTGGATGGCTGACTCAAACAGCTTCAATCATAATAGAGAAATCTTGACGATTAGTGAGAAGAGATTCCTCTATTTCGCTGCGCTGCATTCGGAATGACACTCAGAGCCGCTAATTCATTTGCATTATTATGAGTGTAGCTGCTACCCTCTCCTTCGGAGACGGGCTGGGGGTGAGGACTATTATAATCGCTTCGTGCCTCGAGATAACGGGTAAATCCGCGGTAATCCGCCAAATCCGTGTCATCCGCGTTTCAAATTATTCTTCAATAATACTTCCACAAGAATTCAACAAAAATCAAAACAACATGCCCATAGATTGCACAGGAATTTTAACTGCAGATATTCACTTCGATTGTATTAATGCGCCAGTAGGCGGTATAGAGCAAAATGTAGTGCTCATTAATAAAGACGATATAGACCTTTCCGCCACTACGCTGGGTACAGATAACAGGCTACAGGTAACGCAAATACAGCTTAAGCCCGGCAAGACAGGCTATCAGCTTACGGGTGTTAAGCAAAGCAACGGCAAGGCGTGGGAACTGGTTAAAAAAGAAAACGCGCCCGATAAGTTTAAGCACACCTTTAGCGGCGTGATCTTTAACCCCAGCCTGGCTAACAAAACACAGGCCGATAACCTTAGCAAAGGTGGTAAGTATGTGGTGGTTATAGAGCAGGTATGGAAAGGTGGTGCCAATGCCGATGCTTTTGAGGTACTGGGTTACCACTCCGGCCTCGAGCTTACTACCATGACTAACAGCTCTAAAGAGAATGATAACATGATCATGTTCGAACTGGCATCGGCCGATGGTTTTGAAGAGACTACCATGCCTAAAACCTACTTTAAAGAAGCCGAAGCATACGGAATCAGGAAAGCGCTCTTTGACAATAATTTTATTGAGGCGTAACCTCCCCTCATGAATTTTACCACTATGGATATTGCCACCCTTACCCAGTCTGTTACGGGTAAGGGTGTGCCATACCTGGAGCTGTTTCTTAAAGAATACACCTCCCTTTTTGGCGGGCCGGTTAACCCCTCCTGCCCTAAATGCCTAACCGCGTACTTAACCAACTATCAAAACCATTTTAAAGCCATGCAAAACACCTGCGAATATAAACTACACAAAAAATACGAAAACATACCGTTGCAGTTTGGCTCGCCCATACTGGTTAACAACAGCAACATCACTAATGAGTATGCCGAAACACTCCTGCAACAGCCCAACGGCATGAGGTTTTTTGCAGAGATACCATCTGCAGGCGATCCTTTCGAAGAGGCAATTGCATTGACCGATGAGAGCCTGATTCCCGAAGAAGACGAAGAGCCAATACCCGATTTAGTCGAACAAACCCCGCTGGAGGGAAGCGATGATCCCGAGATTTTAGAAACCGGCCAACCCGAATGAGGACTCTTTTAATAGATGTGTGGAAAAGGCTAACACCCTGGAGCAAGAGCGCCGATGTGTATGCCAATGATGTAGATAATGCGTACCCTGAACGCATGGACAGGCTGATTAACAACAGTGTTACGGCAAAGAGCGCTGCGGCTATTATGGTGCAGTACCTCATTGGTAAAGGGTATGGTACCGATGCCGATAGCATTATCATAAACAAAGAAAAAAACCTGAAGCTGATAGATTTTGCCGATGATGTGGCCGACGACCTTGTTAAACAACGCGGCGTGTTTATTCACATAAACTGGAATGCCCTGTACCAGATTGCCGATTGCAGCGTGGTGCCTTATGAGTGGTGCCGCATAGGCAAAAAAGACAGTAACGACTATGCCGGCAAAATAGCCATAAGTAAAGAATGGCTTAAGCCAAAGCGCAGCGAAATAGAACTGGTAGACGTTTACAATCCGCGTAAAGCGGTGATAGATGCACAGGTAGAAAAGGCAGGCGGCTGGGAGCATTACAAAGGCCAGTTACTGTTCATAAACATGGATACCAAACTTATTTATCCGCTGTCGCGCATCGATTCGGTTTCCGAAGACTGCGATAGCGAGGCGCAGGCATCCATCTACAAAAACAAGCTTTTAAGAAAGGGCTTTTTTGGCAATACGCTGGTGGTTACACGTCCGCTTGTAGGCGAAGGCCTCGAGCCCGGCAGCACCGCGCTAACCGAAGCAGAGAGTGAGCGGGAGCGCTTTCAGCAGGCTATAAAAGACAGCCTTGGTGCACAAAACACCGGTGGCGTGCTGTGCCTTGAAATGGATTTTGCCGGAGAGAAACTGGACGATGCCATATTGATAAAACAGATAGAAAGCAAGATAGACGACAAGCTATTTAACTATACCGAGACCAGCGTGCGCGAAAATATACTGGTGGCGTTTAACAACCTCCCGGCAGGACTCATAAAGACTAATGACTCGGCGCTATTTGGCAATTCGGGCGAGGCCATCCGCGAGATGAAACGCACCTATTGGGAAAACACAAACAAGGAGCGCAACCTTTTAACAGCGGTCATTAATCAATTATTGCAGCGGTCGCAAGACTATGCGAGCCTTATTGTACAACCCCAAAAACTGATAGACGATGCAACCCCTGATAACCCGTAGCGACATTGCACGCTACAAGCAAATATCTAAAACGCCGTATGACGATAAGCTGCATGAGCAAATACTCGATGCGCAGCTGCTGGACCTTCAGCCGCTCATTGGCGAAAGCTTTTTCAACAAAATACTTTCTGCCCCCGAAGATTACGCCGACCTTTTAGAAGGCTGTATTTATGAGCACGACGGCATAAGCTATACCAATTATGGGCTCAGCATGGTACTTACCTACTTTGCTTATGCACGATACATGATGTTCTCAGGCGCTACAGACACACCATTTTCGGTAGTCGAAAAACTAAGCGACAGCAGCAGGCCGGTAGAGACATCGGCTAAAAAAACATTGTATACCCTTAACCGGGAGGCAGCCGTGCAGGTGTGGGAAAATGTAAAAAATTACCTTTTGCGCACGGCACACCCCGATTATAAAACCTGCAAAACAAAGCAGGGCGGATTTCGATTTAAAAAAATAGGCTAAATGAATATTATATCTACCGTAAACGATAAGCGCTTTTCTATAAACAACATACAGTACCTAAAAAACTATGTTACAGAGGTGCGCGGCAATAAAATAGCCATTTTTAACTGCTACGAGCGGCACGACGTGCTGGTAGAGTTAACGCATTACAGCAACTTTATGGTTAACCGCGTGCGTTACCCCAACGTGACAGATTTGCAGGCGGCGCTGTTGCCGGTGCTGTATTCGCGCAATAACCTTGGCGGCGACGGCCCGGATATCGACCAGGATAACATAGAGATCGTGCATTACTTAAGGAGTGCATCGGCGGCTGCCGAAAACATGCTGGCACAAATAAACAGCCTCGAAATGTATACACTCGATGATAAACAAAGCCTGTGGTTTATTGTTACTGTTCCCGGTACGGCACAACCTAACGGAAAACTAACCTACCCCCGCACGTTTAAATATAAAATGGTAAACTATGGTAAGGGTACCTACGGGCAGGGTGCGTTTCAGTTAGCGGCAAGCGATGTAGAACTAGTTTATGCAGCGCAGGCAACAGCCACCGACATAAAAAATCAGCCCGGTACACAGGTTATTAACTATGGTGCTATTACTACCGGTATTGCATCGTGGGTTTCGCTACACAGCCCCGCTTTTAGTATACCTGCCCCCGCAAGTGCTTACACTTTTTTTACCGGTACTGTAAATGGCACGGCCATAAGTTACTTATGGGTGGGCACGGCAGGCACTAACGGATCAGGCGGAAGGCCAGCCGCCGCATCAGACTTTTTAGCATTAGCCGAAACCGTAACCACTACAGAGCAGGATAATATAGACGTTAAAAAGTCATTTACTTTAAGTGGTCTTTATACCACAACTACCATATTAAACAAAATAAACAGCCTTCCTGCTTATGCGGTAAGCGAAAAACAATCGGTATGGTTTGTTGGCCGCGACCTTACCTTTACGGAAGGTGGCCTAAACAGACCCGAACTGCCTGCAACCACAAATCCGCTCGTCCTTAAATATAAAATGCTCAATAAGGGTGCAGGTATTTATGGCATGGGGCAAACACAGCTAACAGCGGCAGATATCGAGCTTGTATACAGCAATGAAGCTTCGCTGAACGACCTTGAGGCTGCCCCAGAAACCGATGTACTTTTATTTACACTTACCACAGGGCAAACGCTGAGCCAGTGGCTTAATACCAGTAACCCTGCTAAAGTTATACAGCCGCAGGAAGAAGGCTATACCCTATTTAAAAGCACAGGCGCAGATAACCGGACTTATTTATGGATAGGCAGCGGAGGAACTTATGGCAGCGGGAGAACACAGGCTGTGCAGGATAATTTTCAGTTATTAAATGAGGCAATTACTCCCGTTATACAGGATAACATAGATATTAAAAAAATGTTTACCATACCTAACAATTATACTACTGCAAGTATAGTTTCGGCAATAAATAGTTTAAGCGCCTACGAAATAAAAGACACGCAATCGGTCTGGTTTATTGGCAGGCAGCAAACGATGCTGCAAATTCCGGGGAACATTGGCCTCAATGAGCCCATACGGTATTTGGGTCCGTTGATCTTAAAATACAAAATGATTAACAAAGGCAAAGGCTGGTACGGGCGCGGGGGCATTGCGCTAACATCGGCCAATATTGAACTGGTTTACACCAACGAAGCCTCATTAGAAGACCTGGAGTCGGGAGCCGAAACGCAGATTATCGACTTTATCCTGGCACAGGGCCAAAGCTTAAGCGAGTGGCTCAATGTACAGCTTCCGGATAAAAACATACAACCTCAGGAAGAGGGATATACAATCTTTAAAGGAACTGTTGATAGCGAAGAAGTATCTTATTTATGGATAGGAGCAGCAGGAAGATATGGCACCGGCAGGCTGCAAAGCAGTGAAACTGACTTCCAGCTACTAAATGATGTTGCACCGGCCCCGTTCATACCAGGCTATGCGCAGGTGCTTAGCCAGAATAACAGGACATTGCAGTATGCCGTGCATGGTAACGAAACCACAGGTGCTACTACCGCCTACGGGGCAGATATAGAGCATACAGGCATCAGCGGGCTATCTGTTGCATTAGATTTTGATGAGCCAGCTGCTACAGTACGCTACCGCATTCCGGCGAAGCCGACACAAGATATTTTTGCAATGCAAAGTGATATTCACAAACCCGTTAAAACTATTACAGTTTCTACCGCGGGTTTTACCGCAGAAACATACACATTACAGGCAGAAGATAAGGATAAATGGCTGCTGTTTAACGTCTCAACCGACTTTACAGTAAAAATTCCGGATACGGTGTTTGCAGCGAATACGCTTATAGAAGGCGAAGTTGCAGATGTGGGTCAGGCAACTTTTGTAACGGTTGGGGCATCGCTGCATCACGGCGCATCTGAAAATCCGAGAACAGCAGAAAAAAACAGCGTGTTTGGACTGAAATTCAGGTCGGCCACAGAGGTTTCACTATATGGCAAACTCGATTTACGATAACTATGGGAGCAATTTTAGCAAGCAGGATGAGGCAGCGGATTATGCCGTTTGTCTCGGTATGGAAAACTGATAACATTGCCGATGGCAGCAGTGCCGCAAACCAGATTAAACTTCCGTTATACGATGGCGGTATTTATGATTTTAAGGTTGACTGGGGAGACGGCACGGCATCTAAAATAACATCGTACGGCCAGGCTGAGGTAACCCACAGCTATGTTAACGAAGGAACGTATACCGTAACCATAAAAGGGACTCTTATAGGATTTCGCTTTAGTACTTCAAACGACAGGCTAAAATTCCTGACTGTAAAGCAGTGGGGATGTTTAAGGGTTGGCAATTTGGGTCGTATTTTTATTGGCTGCGCAAATTTAACCCTCGACGATGTAAGCGATGTACTGAACTTAAAAGGCATAACAGATTTAAGCTATATGTTTGCCAAATGTAGTTCGCTCACAAAGGTAAACCTGATAACCAGCTGGAACACCACAGCAGTTACAACAATAAGTACTATGTTTTGGCAGGCATCTGTATTTAACCAGTCACTTAATGGATGGGATACCAGCAATGTAACCGATATGAATAGTGTGTTTAACAATGCTTTATCTTTTAATCAGTCACTAAACGATTGGGATACCAGTAAAGTAACGACTATGCTAAGTATGTTTAACGGTGCCTCAGCCTTTAATCAGCCGTTAGACAACTGGGATACTGGTAATGTAATAAGCCTGTCGAGTGTGTTTAGCGGTGCCTCGTATTTCAATCAAAATATTAACAGTTGGAATGTTAGTAGCGTTACTACGATGCAGTCAATGTTTTACTTAGCAGCATCTTATAACCAACCTTTAAATGACTGGAATACCAGCAACGTTACAGATATGGCTCAGATGTTTGGCCGTGCAACCTCCTTTAACCAGCCGTTGGGCAGCTGGGACACCGGAAATGTAACTAATATGACAAATATGTTTAGGCTCGCTACAGGACTAACTGGTGTGTTTAATCAGGATCTTTCGTCGTGGAATACCGGTAATGTAACAACAATGTTTTACATGTTTGCATACAACCCGGTTTTCAATAAGCCTTTAAATAGCTGGAACGTATCTAAAGTAACCAACATGGATTCGGTTTTCAGGCAATGTTTTGCGTTTAACCAGTCTCTAAATAACTGGGACACCAGCAACGTGACAAACATGAGTTCGTTATTTTTTGAAGCGAGAGCATTCAACCAGCCCCTTAATTTGTGGAATACGCGAAAGGTTACAAACCTCACAGGAATGTTTCAAAACGCTACAGATTTTAATCAGGATGTTAGTAACTGGGATGTTACAAGTGTTGCCAACTTCGGGAACTTTATGTTTGGTAAAACCTTCTTAAACTATTCTTCCGGCAATTATAACGCGCTTTTAAATAGTTGGGCATTGCAAAATGTCCTTACTAATAAGTCTGTACATTTTGGCACCATAAAATATACATCGGCAGCCCAGGCAGGCCGCAATAGCCTGACTACAACTAAAAGATGGGTTATTACCGATGGCGGAATAACTACCTGATTTATAAGATCATAACCTCTATTTGCTAACAGTATTAAACGTGAAACTTTTACAATCTTTTTTAATACCCTTGCTTGCATTACTGTTGCCGGTGCAGGGAATGCTTATTGCAGTTGGCGCAGCGATTGGCCTCGACACGCTAACCGGCATCTACAAATCAGTAAAAATAGGGCAGCCGTTAATAAGCCGGCGTTTTGCCGACATTATCCTGAAAATGTTTGTGTATGAGCTGGTAACGCTCATGATATTTACCATCGACTACTGCCTGCTATCGGAGTTTTTTTGCCTGTGGTTTTCGGTAAGCTTCTTTTTTACCAAAGCCTGTGCAATGGTGTTAATTTTTACCGAGATGGTTTCTATAAAAGAAAATATTGAGCAGGCGCACGGAATCGATATTTTAAGACAACTGCGCAATGCCTTAAAGAGAACAAAAGATTTAAAAAATGATGTATTTGACCTGACTAAAGATACTTAATGGACACTGTAACCTTAAACCGCATTAACTACCTGCATCCTGCTGTAAGGCAGGAGGCACTCGATGCCTATAGCCATATAAACAACAAGCTTTTTGGCAAAAAAATCAGGCTTCGCTTTTCCCATACATTACGTACCTGGGGCGAACAGGATGAGCTCTATGCCATTGGGCGAACACTGCCCGGTAAAAAAGTAACCAATGCTAAGGCAGGGCAATCTATTCATAATTATGGGTTAGCGGTTGATATCGTTATCCTGATCGATACAAACGGCGACAACTCTTTTAAGACCGCGTCATGGAATACTACAAGCGACGATGATAAAGATGGTGTACCCGACTGGATGGAAGTTGTAACCTGCTTTAAAAAACTTGGGTGGGTTTGGGGTGGCAACTGGAAATCTTTTCCGGATTATCCTCACTTCGAAAAAACGTTTGGGCACAACTGGAAATCACTTCAGGCGAAATATAACGCGGGCAACGTGTTTACCGAAGATATTAATGGTGTAACATATACATGGGTTAATTTATGAAAAGCTACTCATATCCCACCGTTATAATTGTGTTGCTAATGCTGCTCCTATTTATTGTAGATAATTGCAGGCGCAGGGAGCAAATGGCCGATGATGCCGTTAGCACATTATCCGATAGCCTAACGAGTTTTACAAACAAGCTAGGATTACAGTCGGTACATATTGCAACCCTGCAGGTAAACAAAGCACAGTTGCAGGATATAGTTTTAGCAAAAGATAAAAAGCTGGCAGCGCTTACAAAAGAGTACAGCAGGGTAAATGCGATAGTGCAGTACAATCAGCTTGTAAAATACGATACTATAAACGTTAGTTACAAAGATACGGTACCATGCATTTTTAATAGAGCAGGCAATGTAAGCACAAAATGGTACAGCTTTAACTATAACGCTTCGCAGGGTGGTTTTACTATAGACAGCCTTAGCATAAACAACCAGGCAACGAGTATAACCGGCTTTAAACGTTCGTGGTTTTTAGGGAAAGAAACCATTGTTACAGAGGTTACAAATACCAACCCTCATGTTACAGTTGGTACTTTAAAATCTATAGCAATTGTGGTGCCTGTGCCCTGGTATAAAAAGTGGTATGTATGGCTGGGCGCAGGAATTGTGGGAGGGCTGCTGGCAAGATAA